TTAATGAAACAATGTTTCTACTATTAAGCGGAACAGGCGTTGGTTACAGTGTTCAAAAGCACGACACAAACAAACTACCTGAGATTAAGAAAGCAGAAAAGACCCGTAGATATTTAATCGGCGATTCAATTGAAGGTTGGGCAGATGCAGTAAAAGTATTAGTAAAGGCTTACTTTGGACAAAGCAGTTGGAAGCCTACATTTGATTATCGTGCTATCAGAACAAAAGGAGAGCCTATCAAAATAGGTGGAGGTGTCGCTCCTGGTCCTGAACCATTGAAGTTGTGTTTGACTCACATCGAAGCAATCTTTGACCGTAAGCAAAACGGAGAGAAGTTAACCTCAGTGGATTGTCACGACATTCAGTGTCACATCGCTGATGCAGTGTTGAGTGGTGGTATTCGTAGGTCTGCTATGATTTCCCTATTTGATTACGATGATGAGGATATGTTAACCTGTAAGTTTGGCGATTGGTGGGAGTTAAATCCTCAGCGTGGACGTGCTAACAACAGTGCAGTCATTGAAAGAAATGGAGTAGTTGATAAGGAGTCATTCTTAAATCTTTGGAAGAAGGTTGAGTTGAGTAACAGTGGTGAGCCTGGTTTTTATTTCAGTAACGATATTGAAATGGGAACTAATCCTTGCTGTGAGATAGCACTTCAACCATTTCAGTTCTGTAACTTGGTGGAAGTCAATGCTTCTGACATTGTAGACCAAGACGATCTAAACGATAGAGTATATTGGGCAAGTGTGATTGGAACATTGCAAGCATCATATACTGATTTTCATTACTTGCGTGCCGTTTGGCAAAAGACTACTGAGAAAGAAGCATTGCTTGGAATTGGAATGACGGGTATTGCTAGTGGTGCTGTTCTTAATTTGGATTTGATTGTTGCAGCGAGTGCGGCTGAATCGGCTAATATAGCTATCTCTGAAAAGATTGGAATCAATCCTGCTGCTCGTATCACTTGTGTTAAACCATCGGGAACATCTTCATTGGTATTAGGAACTTCTAGTGGTGTACACGCTTGGCATGATGAGTATTACATTCGTAGGATTCGTGTAGGTAAGAACGAGGCAATCTATACTTACCTTTCACTATATCATCCAACTTTACTTGAGGACAATGTAATGAAGCCCCAGACAGAATCTATTATCTCTATTCCTGTGGCTGCACCTAAGGGGGCAATTACAAGAGGGTCTGAGACCGCCATCTCATTTTTGGAAAGGGTGAAGTACTTGCATGAAAATTGGATTAATCCTGGGCACATCACAGGAAATAATTCACACAACGTAAGTGCAACAGTAACTATCAAACAAACTGAGTGGGCAGAGGTAGGTGAGTGGTTGTGGAACAATCAAAACTTCTACAACGGATTGTCTTTCTTACCCGAAGACTTAGGCTCATACCAACAGACTCCGTTTGAGACAATTACTGAGGAGCAATACTTAGAGTTGAGCAAGGGATTGTCTGAACTAAATGTCGCAAATATTGTAGAAATTAGCGACAACACAACTCTTGCAGACCAAGCTGCGTGTGCTGGCGGTGCTTGTGAGATTTCATAGTCCAGTTTTTATGTAAATAAACTGGACATTACTCGGTAATTATCCGAATAACCCCACATTATTTGACAGTAGTGTGGGTTTTTTATGCATTGGTACGTTAACCTATAAGTTCATAATTTATGGTTCATAGTTAACTTGTAAGTATAAACCTTATCTTTGTGCTATGAAACATTTATTATTTATCGTAACGTGCATTGCACTAATTTCCTGCGGATCTCCGAAGAAGAGATATGACAAACTGATACGCAAATATCCGTATTTGGTTGAGACTGATACGGTAATCATAAAAGATACCATCATCAAAGAAGTTAAGGTTCCTGTACCTGAGTATAGGGATTCTTTTATCATTGAATGCGATACGTTTATTGAAACAAAGAAAGTAATAGTTTATAGGAAAGGAAATCTATTTGGGGTAACAGTGAAACCCGATACCATAACTTACAGAGATACAATACCTTACGAGGTTAAAGTACCAGGACGTATTGCATACATTGACAAGGTCAATTGGTGGTACTTGGTTATTTCGTTTTTAATAGGTATCATTGTATCGTTATTTATAAAGAAATGAAAACAACAAAGCAAGATATAGTATTGAGCTATATTGCACAGTTTCCCGAAATGCCGAATCGTATGTTGGCAAGTATGATTTTTACTAGGGAAGAAGGACTATTCCCTGACGTAGATACAGCCAGAAGTCGAATTAGATATTACAAGGGGGCATCAGGAGAAAAGTCAAAACGAAACGCTATCGGTGCGGGGCACATTGTTGAAGCAACTCACGGAACTGTAAAAGAAGGATTGGCAAAATTAAATATCATTTCTCGTGCAGAGGATATGGTTCCTGTAACATTAGGGGCTGGAAAATACTTAATCCTTTCTGACATTCACTTACCGTTCCACGATCAAGATGCGCTTGCTGCTGCTGTTCAATACGGAGTAGATAACAATGTTGATTGTGTTATTTTGAATGGAGATATTTTAGATTGCTACGATGTATCTCGTTTCTCCAAGGAGGTTCGCAGACCCAAGATTTCAGAAGAATTAGAAATGGGTCGTACTTTCCTAAAGTATATGAGGGAGTTATTCCCAACACAACAAATTTATTATAAGATTGGAAACCACGAGGAGCGTATGCGTGCCTATATTTTAAGAAATGCTCGTGAGTTGGCTGACCTTAACGACATTAGTTTAGAGTCGTTGTTGAGATTTCAAGAGTATGGTATCATTTCTGTCAATCGTGAGATGATTAAATTAGGAAAACTTACCGTATTGCATGGTCACGAGTTGGGCGAGTCAGTATTCTCACCCGTGAATCCTGCACGTGGATTCTTCTTGAAGGCAAAGGCATCAACATTGTTCGGTCACAACCACCAAGTTTCGCATCACTCTGAAAGTAACTTACACGGTGAGCAAGTTGGGGTTTGGTCAATGGGTTGTTTGTGTAACTTGAGTCCAGACTATCGTCCCTACGCTTATACAAAGTGGGCTAATGGATTCGCTTGTGTTGTAGTCAATGAGGATTTATCTTTCCACGTTGACAACTTTAAAATCATTGGTGGTAAAATACTATAATATGAAAGACAACATTAATCCATCACACTATAGACAGGGTAAAATCGAGGCAATTGATGCTTTTGAATCCTCTATGTCAATAGAACAATTTAAAGGATACCTAAAAGGAAATGTTTTGAAATATTGCTGGAGACACGAAAATAAAGGAGGAAGTGAAGATCTCAGAAAAGCAAAATGGTATTTAGACAAACTAATTGAAATTACAGATGATACGAACCGAAAGTAAAATACTAACCGCCCAAAAGCACTTTAATATGGTCTACGATCAACTCACTATATTGGATATTGATTTAGAAAGAAGCGAAAAAACAATTGGTACAACGTTTGTAATTGTTGAGTGTAGTTGCGGATGTGTTTTTTCTAGACAGTTAGCAGATATGTTATATCATAATACGAAAGGCTTTCCAAATCGCTGTAAAAAATGTGCACTAAAAGCAAGAAATAAGGGAGGTAGATTTCTACAGTGGAATTGGTTTAACACAATTTTGCAGAACGCAAAAAATAGAAATTTAGAAATTACAATAACTATTGACTACTGTGAAAAATTGTGGGAAAAACAAAATGGAAAATGTGCATTATCAGGAATTGATTTGTTATTACCTAAAAGAATTCACTATACAAAAGAAAATGGAAAAAAAAGCATATCGTATCATGGAGATGCATCTATTGATAGAATAGATTCGTACAAAGGTTACGTTGAAGGTAATGTACAGTGGATTCATAAAAAGATAAATACAATGAAAATGAATATGACTGACGAAGAATTTATCAATTGGTGTAAACTCATAAGTAATCACAACTTATGAAACTCCACGTTTATTGGACATACACAAGACCCACAGATAGATTAGTTGCTACTGATGTGTTGGAGTATGCTCGTAAGAAACCAAAATTAGATACTGAGACTTACCACGCTGGGGGATTAGGACACACTGAAGACTTGTTTACTCACTTCCTAGATAGAGAAGGTAAGATTCATGTTCTGAGGCCTCAGACCGAAATCCACTCAGAAATACATTTAGCAATACACGGAGGTATAAATGGTGATTACAGATATGTAAGTAACCCCTCAGTAGGACAACTACACACGCTAGCCAATCTATTTAAGTTATTCCATTCTCTTAAATGGGAAATACTTGAAGGAGATATGTTAGAATTTGATTTACATTTTTGGAAAACAGCAATTAACTTATGGCGAATATAAATAACGAAGTAAAAGAACTTGAGAAACTATTTGGTTGGTGGGAATTCTACGAACAAACTCAAAACGATGAGGCTAAGAACAAAGCCCAAAAGCAAATAGAAACTCAAAAGAAAAAGATTAGAACCATAAAGGATGGAAAAACTTCAAAAGTTCCTAAAGGAAAATAAGATATCTGAGGATGATGCCATTGAAAGAATTAGATTGCAGGACACTGATCCCGCTAAAGATTTCTATTCTACGCTGGTATCTGCCTCAAAACAGTTAATGGATGCTGTAAAAGACAAGACACTAAATCTTGACGACGAATACCAAAAGGGTATCTTTCAGCTATTACAGGCTGGAGATAAAATTAATAAGTCATTGAAATTGGCTAAGTTAGAAGCATACCCCGAAGAAGACGTTATTGATGATAGTGTTTCATTCTTGGATAGAACCATCGGAAAGAAAAGATGACAAAGGCAGCAAGATTTGAATACGATATATGGGCTTCTAAATACAGCCTTGATCCAAACGCAACTAAGAAGGAGAAAGATATTTGGTGGGGTAACGAAAGAGAGTATTGGATTGACGGCAGAGATGGCCTAACAGGTATTCATTATTTTGCATTAACTCAGTGTTTCATTAAGGATGCTCGTGGATTCAAAAAGCGTCCTATTTGGAGAGATGTAGATGAATTAATCTACGAGGCGTACGAAGAAGCAAGAAGAACCAACCACGATTTGTTTGTGAGTAAACGTCGTGAGATTGGTCTTTCGTTGATATTCGGTGGGGTTGCTCCTATGTGGATTGCAATGACAAACCCAGGATCAACTTCATTGATTACTAGTGCGGATAAAACTCGTCTTGAAAACTTATACAAGGAAAAGACCCGTGTAATTTACGATAGTTTAGACCCTTATATCAAGCCTAGCATTATATCAACTCGTCAGGTTGGATATTTACACATGGGGGTAAAAGACCAAAAGACTGGAGAGATTAGTGGATTGGATTCTCAGATTGTGACTCGTGAGACAGTAGATACTCCAACTGCATTAGAGGCGTATCGTGCGATGCATTGCTTCCTTGACGAGGCCTTTTTGCACCCCAAAGCAGACCAAGTGTACAAGTCAGCACAAGCAAGTGTTAAATCAGGATTCGTTAAGGTTGCACCAATCGTAATTGGAGGAAGTGCAGGTGAATCTACTTCCATTGGGCAGAAACTTGCGAACAACCTTTGGAAGAACGCTGACAACTTAAATCTATTGACTGTATTTCTTCCTGGGAATATGGGCATTATGGAAGCCCCTGAGATTGATGCTGACGGTAAGGAGACAGGAAAGATTCTTAACTTCTGTCCCAATGGCTATTCTGATATCGAAGGAGCGACTGAGTGGATTAATAAAACTCGTGAGAAGTTTGATAGGATTGAAGATAAGTCGTTCTTGAATTCATTCATCAAGCAGTATCCGTTGGATATTAATGAAGTGTTTTCTTCTACTGCTCATGGTGCTATGCCTATTGATGTTATCCATAAGTTGAATCAGCAGGAAAGAATCATTTTATCTGAGCCCCCACCAGTTGAAAAATGTATAATTTATAAGGATATTGATGGAAAATTACAAGTCAAGCCCGACAAACAAGGCAGGTTTACATTATTGGAAAGGTTTAACCCTAACCACAAGTACATTGCTGGAATGGACCCGATTCCTTTTATCTCTTCCAAACTGGGAGATGGTTCTGATAACTGTATAGCAATCAAGAACTTAGACACAAATATGTATGTTGGGTTCTACAAAGAACGAGCAGCCGATCCAGATTTGATCATGTCTAACAACATCAACCTACAGGATTATTTCGGTGGCGCAAAGGTTATGATTGAGATTAACCGAGGTGGTGTTATTTTAGATACATACAGAACAAACAATCGCCAAGATTTACTGGCTCCCTCACCAAGAAACTTAGGCAAAACATTCCTCAGCAAAGACAGACCTTACGGGTGGTATAAGAATGACCACACGGCAGAAAGAGCAAACGCTTATCTGATTGATTATCTGAGGAAGAACTTTGAATCTGTTTTCCTAATTGAAATGATTGAAGAAGCCAAAGTTTATATTACTGAGAATACGGATTTACTTGATGCTGTTGTGGGTTGTGAAATCTATCACAAGGACATGATGGAAAAACTCAAGAAGAAAGTTGATGCTGCGCCTCAGAAGAAAACTATCCCAATGATTATCTATCAGGATGGAAAAGCAGTAAAAGTTTGGAGAGAAGTTAAATTCTAAAGTAAATTTTAATTACTTTTTGGTAGACTTACCATTGCTACCTTGACGAGCACGATTGGTACTTTTCTTTTCTAGTACCATCTTTCCGTCCTTCTTATGCGAAAGGTCAACACCCTTAGTCGCTCTCTTACCATAAATACCCTTTTTGCGGGCTTCTGCGTTAAGTTCTTGACGATATGCTACCTTGTCCTTCTGATACTCTTTATCGTAGCTGTAATCACGTCCTGTGGCTTTATTCGAAGATGGTCTTCTCTATGCTCAATTATTTCTCCAATGAGATAAGACATTCCTATTGTAAAGGTAACAAATAATAACCCAAACAAGAATCCTTGTATCATTTCTTCTTTACATTGGTAACTCTTTTACCCATTCCAACTCTTGACTTTTCAGCTTTCTTTGCTGCAAGTTTTAATGGACTTAATTCTGATTTTGTAACTGGTGTTTTTGATGATACTCTTTTTGACGGACGACAATACTCATTAGATCCTCCTGCACCACAGGCTTTACCGCTCTTGGTGTCTACCCACTTCTCTGCTCCCCATCTTTTTAGGTCTGAGCCCGCCTTGGTTTTTCTTACTGCTCCACTTCCTTTTCTGCACTTCGCAATTGCTTGTGATGCCCTAGCAGAAGGGAATACAGCGTACTTTGCCTTGACCTTGGTGTAGCAAGCGTCTTTCATTATCCTTGACGGTTATAAGGTTTACTTGACTTGTGTTTGTTTTTGTGCTTGGTATGTCTACGCAATTTGATGCGTGGCTTAGATCTAAACGCAGATACATTACTTTTTACTTTTGTTGCCATAGGTACATTCTGAAATAGTCGAACTCTTCTTTACCGCCTTCTT